ACCAACCTTAGAATTATTGGTTACAATGTTCGCAGACTGTGCTGATGTTATTCCAACTTTAGCTGTGTTGGCTGTTATTTCTGCCGATTGCCCTGATGTAATCCCTGTCTTTGCAGTATTCGCTGTAATCTCTGATGCCTGTGTTGATGTTATTCCTACTTTAGTAGTGTTAGCTGTTATCTCTGATGCTTGCTCTGCTGTAATACCAACTTTAGCAGTATTGGCTGTAATTTCACTTGCTTGACCTGATGTAATTCCAACCTTTGCATTATTCGTTACAATATTATCAGCCTGTGTTGTGGTTATTCCAACCTTTGCTGTGTTTAAAGCAATGGCTGTAACGTTTGATGCTATGTTAGTTGTGTTTGTTGATATGCTAGTTTCTAAAGTTTCACCGCTTATTGTTAAAACTAAACCCTCTGCTGTTGAACTTAATCCATTTGACCCAACAATAGAAAAATTTTGAGAGTTAATAATAACAGAACCGCTTCCTGTATTTCCTATAAAGTCCAAATCTTGACCTGCTCCGCTTGCATCTACATAATCCGTAATTGCTTTTACTGTTGCTAGAGATGCATCATTATTGTTTAATGAGATTGTATCTGTTGAATTAACAAATTTAGTGATATTTTGAGTTCCTAGTTTAAAACCTGAAACTGCTTCAAGATTAGTGCCTTTAAAGTCTCCTGCTGTATTTAAAAATAAACCTGAACCGTTTCCATTACCATCAGTTAATTCTTTAAGCACCGCAGTTAAAATACCATTGTCAGACGTTTTTAGTAAACCCTGATATGTTTCTGATATTTTTGTATTAAATAATGTAGCCATTTTTATTTTTGTTTTTGGTTTTAATATTTTTATCTTTTTGTAAAAAAACTTTTAATTTCTGAATATTTTTTTCTTTTGGTTTATAACTCATAAAACCCAACCGTTAAAAGTTGCATCATAACTAGGATTAATGTCATCATTAATGTTATTCGTGTATTCAGGATAAAGCGTTTGGTTAAAACTCATAAAATCAATAAATCTTCTTGAATACCATTCTGCGTTTGTTCTTGCTTTTTCAACTAAGTAATCAACTTCTTCCTTACTAACAGAATCTGCATTTTCAGAACGGTGTTTATACATACCACCATTTTTTATTTGATAACTCGCAAAAGGGATATAATCAACTTGTGTAAACCATATTCCCATCGGAACAATATAATCATCTAGTAAAGTTTTCCATCTTGCATTGGCTGCTAAATCAATTCCAGCAATTAGCGCAGTAGTCATTCCATCATATAATTTTGTACCCATATAATTCTGCAAATGAATTTCCTGTGCTGTCTTTAAAAAGAAAATATACTTGTCTGTGTCAACATTTCCATCAATGATGGAGTTTCTTACTAAATCCGTTCTATTTATAAATAATACTGTTGCCATAGTTCTTTTATTGTTTTGGATATGCTCCCCTGTCAGGCATATTTATTGGTGCAATTTTAGCGTCATCATATTGGATTCCTTTCGGCTGAAATTTATTTGGGATTGTATCAACTTCTTTTCCTCTTGAAATATATTTTTCAGTCTTTGATTTCATTCTATAAAGTTCTTCTTGCCAAAAATGTCCGCAGTAAATACCGCCTTTAAATTTAAACAAAGAATAATTTTCTCCTTTATGACCAAAACTATTATTTATACCTTGAAAACTTGCATTGTCAATATCTTCTTTTCGATAAACAACACCTTTTGAGGTTCTGCCCATCATTGTTTTACAAAAATCTCTACTTTTTTCAGAACTTACCTTTTCTTGGTATGTATATCGTATTTTATAAAATGATTTATCTAAAGTGCTTTCTCCGTTTGGATTTGATTTTATAAAACCTGATTTTAATTTTTGAATTATTGAAAGTTTCTTCTTAATATTAGACTTTGCCCAATCTTCTATTGATTCGTTTTTATCGCTTAATTCTCTAACCGAAACTAGTTCATAATCTTCTCCAAGAGTTTGCTCGTTTAATGATGAAAGTATATCTTCGCCCTGTGCATCTGATAATTCAGTTGCTAATGGTACGCAATTTGGTACTTGTTTACCATCTTTATCTTTCATACCCACCTGCTCGTAACCATCCCAACACGGTGCTTTAAGTTCTTCGTGGTTTTCGCAAGGCATAAAGTAAGTATCTCCTTCAATTTCCATTTTGTGAGAGCCTGAACAACCTAATTCTTTTGCTGCTTCATCTGCTTCATCTTTTGTATCATAAGCCTGTTTACCATCAATCTTTTTAAGATTAAATTTTTGCATTTCTACACCTGTTTCTTCTTCAATAGTTTCTTTGTCTTGTATTGAGCTATCTACTTCTGTAAATTCTAGTGGCTGTAACGTTGTAAAATACAGTTTTAAAGCAATATTGTTGTAAGATAGTATATCATCAAAAGAATCTATTAAAAGTTCTTGAAAAGGTCTAATAACGGTATTATCCATTAATAAAGAAGATGTTTTAATTTCATCCGCATTACTCGAAAAACCTGATGCAGTTCTAATACCTAATAAAAAAGGAGATACAATTCTATGAGCAACCTGAATTTTAGATTGCGATTCCTCTGATAAAAATTGGTATTGATTGTGAGCATCACTTAATTGTACTGGTGTAATTTCTGCTTGTGATTCTTTATTATCATTAAAAGCTAATATAAATTTACCTGCATTGCTGCTACCTGAAAACTTTTCTTTAATTCTATTTTCAATTAATTGTCTTTCTTGTTGATTTGGTGTACCATTGTTAAAATTGATTAACATACTGGGTGCTAGACCGTTAAGTATGTTATTGAGGTGGTAATTAGATACTTCCTCTTCTAGTTCTGCATACTGCAAACCACCTTGGTAATCCACAGGAGAGTAATAATAAAACCCTGATTTATAAGGTTTTATATAATATATTTCTATATTCTCTTTTGACATACCATAAGCAGGTATTCGTCTAGGAATATCAGATTTTTTAATATTTACCCAATCTTTAAAATAATAATATGCAGGAATATCTCCATCTTCATTGGCTTTTTCTGCTCTTAAAGTTTCGACAGGCAGATGTTCAATTTGTGCAATAGTCTTTCTGTCTTTAGAATAGATTATTTGAACTGCGCATTGACCCATTAATTTTAAGTCATAACAAAGTTTTCGTACAACGTTTTTCTTAAATAAAGAAATCATTTGAGCGTACTCATTTGGTTTCCTACTTGAATCAGTTGCATTTAAACCTTTTCCATAAATAGCTTGACTAATTCCATTAATAGCAGCATTGTTTGTTGGACTTCCGTTATACCTGTCGATAAGGTATTGAAAGTAGTTATTATCTGCGCCATACTCAATCCAATCTTCGCCATTAACTTCTTTTATTTCAGGGCTTGTGTAAGTGCTTAAATTTACAAAGCCAAATTCTGAAACCTTTGATGCTTTTTTAAATTGACCTTTATTATTTCTTAATCTTTTATTTTCCATATTTACGGTACTATATAGGTATTATCAAAACCATTGTATTCTACGTATTGCCCTTTGTTTAATTTGTAAAATACATTATTATCTAACTGGTCAACATCTTGGTCTGTACAAAATATTTTATCTCTAAAAATATCTTCAATACGTGCATCCTCTAAATTCCAAATTTGAGTGTCAAGATTCCATAAATTAAAATTTGTGTTCCAAACTGAAAAATCAACGTATAAATGTAAATCAAAAAAATGGTTTTCTGGTAAAATAGGGTTAAAAATATTAGTAAATTTTAAGTAGTTACCTACTTGTAAAGCGTCAGCTATTTGGTAAACCTTAGTCTTATTTGTACTGTCATCCCTTATTGACATAGTAAAGTCTCCAGAATAAGCTCTAGGTATTACAGATAAAGACTGTGCAATTGTTGATGTGCTTAATATTATCATACATTTATATAACGTAATTAATCTAATAATTTGTAAAATGAATATTCAAAAAAAAAAGCCACCCATAAACGGTGGCTTTAATTCTAAGTAAATAATAAACTAAACCTAAGCAGGAACTCCTGTTGGTGTAGGGTCTACTTTTTCATTTGATGGTGTTGGTGTAACATCTAAAAAGAAAGGTGCTTTTTCTTCCATCCCCTCAAACGTTAAAGTAAAGCCACTTAAGTCTCCAGCTGCTGCGCCTGTCACAACCGTTCCCCCTGTAACTTCCATTCCGTTTTCTAATCCACATAAGAAGCTGTTACCGTAGTAATCTACTACGACCGCATAAGGTCTTGAAGTCGCTAACAATTGTAATTCAGATTGTGTTTTCGCATCTAAAAATGTTAGTGTTAAATTTAAAGTCTGAGTGTAGAATGTGGTTCCGTTTTCTCTGCTTGATGTTACACTAGTTTCTAAAGATGAACTCCCTTTTACATCATATTCAAACCAAACAGGTGCAGGAGAACCATCCGTTATTGTTGCTTCTTTTGTTGTGTTGTCTATCGCTATTGATGCTATTGTACCAAAGTTAGCAAATAATACTTTTTTTATACCGCCAAATGCGGATTTACAGGGAACTTTTCGTCCTGTCGTTAAAATACAAGCCATAATTTTTGTTTTGTTTTATAAAAAAAAGGGATAGGCAGAACCCACCCCTTTTAAATTGATTAATTATTAATTTTAAGCGTATTGAACTAAATCAGAAGAAATTCCAAACTGAACAGAAGATGTAAATCTCATCACCATTCTTACATTATTTGAAGCATCTAAATCGCTCATATCCAAGACCTTAACTTCTTGTGTCGAATTTAACAAACCTGTTCCAAAGTATAAATTACTTCTTTGCGCTGCATACATTTTGTTATCGCTTAATCCTTGCGCTACAAATATTTTTACACCGTTTACAGTTAAAGAACCATTGTTCCACCATTGAGTTCCCATATTAGAAACACCATTTGCGCCTAACCCGTTTGCTGCAAACCCTCCTAATGCTTGAACGTATAATTTTGCTACTTTGCTTCCAACATAGATAAATAAATCTTCTTTACCATAAAGCGTTGCAGGAATTGCATCCACTACTTTAGATAATTCAGCGATTATATTTCCTGCATTTAATCCACCTGCTATTGCAGCAACTGATTGTGAAGCTGGAACATCTCCTGCTGCTACTGATGCAGCGATTAATTTCTCAAAACCATCAAACGAATTGTTTGTTGCTGCTGTTGTGTCTCCTTGCCAAATGTTAAATTCAGTATTTTGTGCAACTTCTGATGCAACGTGCGCAATCATAAAGTCCGCAAATTTAGGAGGTAAAGATTGACCTAATCCAAATCCCATAGATTGAGCCTCAAAGTCGTTCACAAAATCATATTTACACAATTGCAGGTTGACTTGCAGCTCCACAGGTTGAATTATACGCTCTGTAAGTGTTACAGAACTATTAGGGTTAAAATCACAACCTGCTGCTGTTACTAAAGAACCAGTTGCTAATTTTTTAATTACTTCTTTAAAAGCAATGTTTGCCTTTACTGTTAAACCTCCATCGTCAATTGTTGATGCTGAAAGCAAAGCCGCTGCGATATACTCACCTGCAAATTCCCCTGCGTAAGTTGTAGTTATGTTTGTAGCTGTCGCTAATTGTACTTTATTATTTTTACTCATTTTATTTATTTTTTAATGTTATTTATTTCTATGCTTCTGATGCAAAAATTCCTTGTCCTCCTACAATGTACCATTCAGTTAAACTAACTGCTCTTAATTGTACGTAATCCCCTAATTTAGAAGTTGCTTTTACAAGTTGTAAATCTTTTCCTAATACACCAGATGGACTAAAAACCCCTGATGCTACTAACATTCCACCTACAATTTTATTTGTAGCTTTTGGCGAAATAGAAACGATGTTATTTCCATCTACTCCTGTATTTCTAAAAAACAATGTAGTTCCTAGATTACCAGCTGTAATTAAAGGAATACCGATAGTTAAACCATCTGTTGCAACATTGTGGTCGTTTGAAATATCTCCCTCTGAAATATCTCCTGTTACTGTGTAATAAGATTGTCCTACTTGGTTTCTTACTGTATCATTTGATACGAACTTAAATTCACTCATTTTGTTTTTTTTTATTTAGTTACTATTTGTTTAATCTATTTAATACTCTTTCCATAGCAGTTGCGCCAAATTTATTTTTAGTAAACTCAACTTTTTTCTTTTGCTCTGATACTGTTTCAGGATTGTGTTTTATTGGTTTCTCTGATGCTTCCGAAAATTCTTCTTTTACAGTTCGTGATTTTAAAACGTTTGCTGGTTCTTCGCTCATTTCTTCCTCTTCGACATCTTGCATTTTAGATTCTTTATCGCCTTTCAAATCAGCAATTGCATCTTCTAAATTTTGAATTCGTTTTTCCATCCCTCTCCAATCAGCAACATCTGCTTCGCCATCTTCTGCCATTTCTTTGTCCTCTTCTTTTTCTTCTTCTAGGTCAGAAGTTTCTTCGCTTTCTTTTTCAGGTACATCGTCAGATACGTCTCTAACATCTGCAATTAATCCTTCCTCTTCAATTACAATTAGACGACCATCTTCAAGAATATACTCTCCAACTGGCATCGCTACCTTTACCTTTTCGTCATCGGTAACTATAAAAACTTCTTTTCCTTTTTCAAAAGAATCCGCAGTTATTACCGTGCCATTTTCTAACTTCATTTCTTCGAGTTTTACCTCAATGTTTAGAAGTGTTTTAATTTGGTTTATCATTTCATTTGATTTCATATTTATATAACGTTTTTAATTTAAAAATTTGCGTTTTACTCTGTTCTACTTATTACACCAATACCCTGCGCTCTCATAGAGCCATCACAACACGACCTTGAATAAGTATCGGTATCCCAACATAAACACGCTCTACCGCTATTTGTAGGACTCGTTCTACTTGGTATAAATTGTGAGTTATTTTTTTTATTAGTTGGCATTTAAAATATTTTTTATTTTACTTAAAATTAAATCGTCTGATGACATATCTTCTTTTACAGTTTCTTTTGGTGCTTCCATCTTATCTGCAAAATATCCCTCAATGCTGAACCCTTTTACTTTGCCCGTTTTTACATAATCATTCCAAACATCCTCATTATTAACTTTTACAGAACCCATCCAAGTTCCTACGGGTGCATTTAAACCGTACTTTCTAGACTTGTCTTGAACTTCATCTTCTACCAACCAAGATTCTACAAGTGTTAATCCGCTTAGTGTTTTATCGTGTTCTAGTGTTGAGTTGTTTTGATAACCATTTCTAAGGTACATTTGTGATGCTTTGGCAATTGTATCTTTTGAGAAAAAAATGTAATATTCGCCATCTTCGCCATTTCTGTAAATAGGTTTATTTGGGATTAATAACGCACCCATTAAAATCTTTTTTTCCTTGCTTATTTCAGCTAGTTTTATTTCTTGGTTATTTAAAGAAACAAAGTCAGATTCTATTGCAGGAGATTCTACGATTGAAATTGCTTCCACTCCTGAATCCTCCATTTCTTCGTCTAATATTAATTCTACTATTCTCATATTTATATAACGTATTAAATTTTAAAATTTGCATTTAGCCTATTGTTGCACCTGTAATAATATTTCTTTCTAGCTGTTGACTAGTCGTTACGTCTCCTGATACTACAAATGCTTGAACAGGTTGCTGTGATTGACCGCCTATTGCATCCGCTAACTGATTTGTATCACTAGCACCAACTGCGTTAAAAGTTGGTGGACTTGGTGGTGCTGCTTCTACTGATGCTGGTGTTGGTGCGCCTGCTGCTGGATTTGTTGCTGATGCAGCTCCCCCTGTTGGACTTGTTGCCAAAATAGATTTTACTGATTTAAAACCAATCGCTGCGGTTGCTGCAATATTAGCAATTTTAAGAGCGAAACCAAAAGGTGTAACTGTTTTAGTAGCAAGTTCTGCTGTAATACCCTGATAAGTGTTTATAAGGGATGCCGCTGCTGCTGCTGCCTTGCCTGCCTTTGATGTTTTTCCTAAAGCGTCTGAAATACTATTTAAAGTATTTTTTGACATATTTAATTTTGCCTTATTAACTTCATCATTTACCCTAACTTCTTCGTCTGCAAATTTCTTAATAATTGCAAGTCTTTGGGTTTCGTTTCCATTTAATTCCTCTAAGTTTTTTAAAGCCTGCGATTTTTCTTCTTCTAGTGTTAATTCTTTTATACCTAATTCTTTTTCTAAAAATGTAGCAAGTTCTTCTGCTGCAAGTTCTTTTTCTTCTGCTTCAATTAATTTCTTTTTTTCTTTAAACTGTTGCTCAATATCTAGTATTAATTGTTGCTTTGCAGTTTCCGAAAGTGTCAATTCCTCTAAAGCTAATATCTTATCTTCTTTTTCTTTTTCAATAGCTGCAAATTTATTTTCTTCATCAACAATCTTTAAACCATCTTTAAATTCTTGAACCGCTTTTGCGTTTGCAATTTCAGCATCGCTTTTTGCCTTATCTTCTGCTGCTTGTTCTCTAGATGCCCCAACTATTTGAGCAGTTACCGCCTTAGATTTTGCAAGTTTAGCAGTTTCTAAGTTTATCAAACTCGCTCTTAGTTGTGCTTCTTCATTTAAGTCATCTATTGTTGAACCACCTAATGCATTTTCTGCTATTTTTGCATCTAACTTTAACTTCGCTAATTTTAATTCTTTATTTGTAATTTCTTCTTCTACTTTTCCAGCTTCTTTTAAAAATTCAATCCTTTCTTTTGCTGTAAATTTTTCTTTATTAGCTGCTTTGTCTAATAATTCCGCACGTTTCCGATTTGCTTCTGCTCTTTCGCCTATTAGTTTTCTTTCTAAAGTAAGTGCTTCTGCTCTTTGGTCTGCAATTTCTGCTGCTTTTTTTCCCTCTTTTATTATCTCCGTTGATAATTCTTTTACTGATTCTGTAACTTTACCAAGGGTATCTTTAACCCCTGTTAAGGTGTCAACGTATGAACTACCTGCTGATTTTGCATCATCCATTGCACCGCTAAAATCTCCACTAAATACTTTTTTTATTGCACTACCCAAAAAACCAATTGTTTCAATTGCACTTGAAATTCTATTAGTGATATTTTCTACAAATGCATCTTTAAAATCAATAAGAGCCTGTTTTGGGTTTTCAAATGCTGAAATAAGAAGTTCGCCTAATGAAGCTAACCTGTCCACAAATACAGAAGTAATCGCACCTATGACGCCCATAAGTTTAGAAAACTGTTTCTGCCCTTTTTCATTCGATGTAAATGCTGCACCTAAAGAAGTTAATGCAATTAATAAAGCACCTATTCCAGTTCCTATAATAGCAACTTTCATAAGGTTAAAGCCTTTGGTTGCACCCCCTACTGTTTTAGTAAGATTTGTAAATCCTGAAATTGCGCCACCTGTTTTTTTATCTATAATACCAAGAACACCGCTATAATCGGCAGCGTTTTCAGTTGAGGTTTTTAGTTGCTTGTCTGCTTTTTTACGTTCTTTATTTACGTTTTTTAAACCATTTTTTTCTTCTGCTAATCTGCTTTTTGTTTTTGCGATTGCATCATTTATTTTTTTTCTTGCAGCTAAATTAGTTTTAGACGTTTTTTGCAATTGCTTTTCAAAATCATTTAATTCATTTTCAATATTAGAAATTAAATTTTCCTGCAATTCTAAAGACTTGTTTAATTCATTTACATTTTCTTGCGCTTGTTTGGTAGATATTTTTAGCGTAAATTCTTTTTCTATTGCCATTTTATTACAGTTCTAATTTGTTTAATCGCTCCTTTAAAGTCTTTTGGTAAAGCGTATTTACCTTGCGCAATTTTTATATTTTCGGTTTCGCCTTTTGCCATTACTAATAAATCTAATATATTTTTTATCATAATATGTCATTTAATAATTCTATGTCTGATTTGCCAGTTTTAAAGTTCGTTGTTATTGAATTTATTTTATAGCTTTCATTTGCAATTACAAACCTATCATTAAGTCTGTAAGTCAATAGCGTTACAAGTGGTAAATAAGCAGTTACAACTGTAAGCCTATTAGATACCTTGAAAACGTCTGAAATATATTTGCTGTGGTAATCTTGAAATAAAGTATTTAAGTTTGTAAGACCTGTGTATTCGTCTATTTCTGCATCAAAATTAATAGACGATTGATTTGCAAAGGTTGCAACATTCATATTAGAATTACAAGGTGCTATATAAGTTGATATTTCCTTTTCGCTGACTGCAATATTATCTTCATCAACTTCATTTACAAAAGAAATTGGAGCTGTTCTTAAATTGGTGTAAAATATAATTGGTTTACCAATAAAACTCTGCTGACTATCATTTACGCACCAACCCCATTGAATATCTGTCGGTGGGTTTGGATTTGTAATGTCTATTAATCTTTCAAATTTTAAATGTTCAAAAGCTGTTGCATAATTAAATATATCTCCAGAAAATTCTATTCCTGTGTTTCCTTGATTGTATTGTATTGTACCCCATTCCTGATTTAATAATTGGTCGTGCTGTTTAGCAAAAAAAGTTCCTAGCCCTTGATATGAGAAATTTATTCGCCTAAAAGGCAAAGCAACATCTGACTTACTTTTTCTAATATCTAAAAATTTAGTAATATCATAACTATTTCCTGTACTGTAAAAAGCATCTAATGTTTTAACAACTACAATATCATTCTCTACATAAGCAACTAAATTAAACATTTTAAAAATTTCTGTTAGAAACGTTAAAATTTTTAGTTTTGGTAATTGTTGCGTAATTACTAAACCGAACTCGATTGTTTTTATAAAATTTGATAAAACGTAGCTAGTACCAAATTGTCCTGTGTCTCGCCACCTAACAATATCAAATAAAATTTGTTTAGTTGAGGTTATTACTACTGTATACTGTGAAAACAAAAACCCCGTAATAGGTAATATATGACTTTGGAAACCTGTTACTGCGCCCGATTGAAATACACTTGCAATAGGTAGAGACGGGTTTGGGTAATTACTATTTATTACAAAAATTTCATAACTGTAAGTTTCTGCCGATTGTGTTTCTAAGTCTAATATCCTAACACCTGTACCACCACCACCAAGAACTCCAAACACGCTATTTGCCATTGAAGTTAATATACCACTAGCATTTGCCCAACCTGTAGCTTGTTCACTTGTATTAAATTCCTGCCCCCCATTTGTAGCCTGTCCTTTAACCCTATGCAACCACATTGATAAATCATTAAAAGCTATATTTAATGAATTATTAAAAAAGTCATTGCTAAATGTTATACCATAACCCCCTTCTGAAATTGGTCTTTGTATTGCTTGTATTATTGTGTCTAGTGTTATAGAATATTTTAGTTCGTTCCATTTAACTCCGTGAGGTTTTGTATTTCCTGCGCCCTCAAAGTACAAATTACCACTATCTTTTATATTCTGAACTTGATTATAATATAATAATTGAGTATGCGTTACCAAAGGAACCTGTATTGGTTTTAAATAAAGAACGCTGTCAACTGTTTTATTTGGTTGAGTAGTTAAGTAAGTTTCAATATCTGTTTCATT